AATGGAACACAATGATGATGAGCATCAAAATGAAGGGTAAAAATGGTTTATTTACACCGCCAACATATAGCCACATTTATAGGCTAAAAACTGTTCAAATGTCTAACGACAAAGGAACATGGTATGGTTGGGATGTATCTAAACAAGATGCCATCAAAGACAAAGGCGCCTATGAAATTGCCAAGAACTTTGCTCAAAGATTGAGCAAGGGGGAAGTCAAAATCAAGCAAGCGCCTTCTGAAACCAATACAGACGTTCCATACTAAGAATTCACTAAGTGAATGTCTTGCAAGGGGGAGGCGACAACCAAGCGGGAGTCGCCTCTTTTAAAAGGTGATAAAATGGTAGATAGATTTATAAATATATTTGAAGGTTTAAAAAGAGCACATGGGTGCACTTATATTAATACTCTTCCCAAAAATGGGACTAAATTAAAAACAAAATCATTCGTAAAAAGAGAAGCCGTAACTAGGACTCATTTTGAAAATCATTTAAAAGGAATTGAACCAACTTTAGGAATTATTCCTATCAATGAAAATGATTTATGTAAATGGGGATGCATTGATGTGGATAGTTATGCTGGGTTCGATCATTTAAAATTATTAAAAAAAATTCAAACCTTACGACTTCCACTTGTAGTATGTAGATCTAAAAGTGGTGGAGCACATATCTTTTTATTTTCAACCGAATCCATAGAAGCTAAAATCATGAGAGATAAACTCTTAGAGATTAGGGCTATCTTAGGATTTGGTAATGCAGAAATATTTCCAAAACAAATAGAATTAAAATCAGAAGAAGATACAGGAAACTTTTTAAATCTTCCTTATTTTCAAGGAGATAAAACAACACGTTATGCTTTTACTGAAGAAGGAACAGCAGCTACTTTAGAACAGTTCTATGGGATAGCCGACCTTAAAAAATGCAACGTTAGTAGCATTAAAGTAAAAAGAGCTGAGTCGGAATTTTCTGATGGTCCACCCTGTGTAGAAATATTAGCAGAAAGTAAAATTGCTAAAAATAGAAATTTAGCTTTATTTCATTATGCTGTTTTTGCTAAAAAGAAATGGAAGAATTGGAAAGAGAGAGTTTCTGAATTTCATAAAGATTATATGATAGGGGAACTGGAACAAAACGAAATTGACAAGGTCAAAAGTCAACATGAAAAACAGGATTGGGGTTATAAATGTAAAGATGAACCCATGTGTAGTTATTGTGATAAAGATTTATGTAGAAAAAGAAAATATGGTATAGGAAATTCTCCGACCTTTCCTAGCCTAAGTGATCTTCAAGAAATTCAATTAGAAGAACCTTATTATTACTTAAATGTAGATGGCAAAAGACTTAAGCTTCCAAGTGCTAAATATTTAAAACAACAATCATTGTTTGAAGAAGCCTGTATTGCAGGGATAGGAATTTATCCTCCTAGTATGAAATTAAAAGACTGGAAAATCCTTATAAATCAATTACTTAGCGTACGTGAAATAATTACTCCACCTACCGGCACAACTAAAAAAGATCAACTCACCAATCATCTAGAAGAGTTTTGCACTAATCGAGCTTCTTCAAGTGTGGAAAAAGAAGATATTAAAAAAGGAAGTGTCTACACAAAAGAAGGAAAACATTACTTCTTATTTGATTCTTTTTATTATGGATTTTTACAAAGAAGAAGATGGGATGTTAAATTTCAAGAAACAAGTCAAATGTTAAAAGAAGAATGTGGTTGTACAACGGATCGAATGACAATTGGTAAACATCGACCTACCGTTACTATTATTAATTCATTTGAAAAATCTCAAGACGATTATAAATCTAAAGAACTAAAACCCAAGGAGCCCTTTTAATGCTTAAAAAATGTTTTATAGAAAGTGTTATCGATGTGGGCTCAGGATTCATCCTGGCCATCCTCATCCAGTTACTAATTTTTCCGCTCTTTGGGCTCCATCCTACGATTCTGGATAGCCTAGGAATCGCTTTAATTTTTACCGTTGTTTCCATGACACGATCCTGGTTATGGCGTTGTTACTTTAGGAGGAAACAAAAAATATGAACCCCTATAAAAAACAAGTTGGAGGATCTCACTATAAAGATATGAAGATTCAACCGGCACAGTTTATCAATGAGAATAATTTGCCTTTCGCCGAAGGAAATGCTATTAAATATATCTGCCGTCACAAACATAAAGGAGAAGTACAAGATTTGGAAAAAGCAAAACATTATATTGATATGATTATTGAAAGAGATTATTCTTAATGCAAATTCCTTTATTTAAACCACAGACCGAATGGCTTCCTCCAGAAGATTTTCCAGACTTAAAAAAATACAGTGAAATTGCAATTGATTTAGAAACTCAAGATCCAAATTTAAATGTACGTATGGGATCAGGCGCCGTGGTGGGGGTTGGAAAAATTGTAGGAATTTCCGTAGCTACTGAAGATTTTTGTGCCTACTATCCGATTGCTCATGAAGGAGGGGGTAACATAGATAAATCTTTAGTGTCCAAATGGTTACAAGATGTCTTAAATACACCCGCCGATAAAATTTTTCATAACGCCATGTACGATGTATGTTGGCTCCGGGCAGAAGGTTTTACTATTAAAGGAAGAATTATAGACACCATGATTGCATCCGCTCTCGTGGATGAAAATCAATTGCGTTATGATTTAAATAATTGTTCTAAACGTTACTTAGGCCAGGGAAAAGATGAGGCTGCTCTTTATGCAGCCGCAAAAGAATGGGGTGTTGATGCTAAAGCAGAAATGTATAAACTTCCTGCAATGTATGTTGGCTCCTACGCTGAAAAAGATGCAGAATTAACTTATAAGTTGTGGCAAGAATTAAAAAAAGAGATTGCACATCAAGATATTCAATCCATTTGGCAATTAGAATCGGATTTATTTCCATGTCTTGTGGACATGAGGTTTCTCGGGGTACGTGTAAATCAGGCACAAGCCGAGAACGAAAAGAAAACGTTAGTAGAACAAGAGAAAAAATTACTAACAGAAGTAAAAAAAGAAACAGGAATCGATGTACAGATCTGGGCCGCACGATCCATTGCTCAGGTTTTTGATAAACGTAAACTTACGTATGATCGTACCATCAAAACACAAGCGCCAAGTTTTACTAAAAATTTCCTAACTCATCATCCTGATCCAGTTGTTAAAAAAATTGCTAACGCGAGAGAGATTAATAAAGCCCACACTACATTCATTGATACTATTTTAAAACATACGTACCGAGGCCGGATCTTTGCAGAGATCAATCAACTTCGTGGTGATAATGGAGGAACCGTAACCGGAAGATTCAGTTATGCCAATCCAAATCTCCAGCAAATTCCTGCACGCAACAAAGACCTTGGACCACGGATCAGATCTTTATTTGTTCCTGAAGAAGGATGTACCTGGGGTTGTTTCGATTACAATCAACAGGAACCACGTCTCGTTGTACACTATGCTGCACTGCAACAAATGTATGGAGTAGATGACGTAGCAGAATCTTATAAAAATGCAGACGCAGATTTTCATAAGATTGTTGCGGACATGGCAGGCATTCCTAGATTCCAAGCTAAAACAATTAATTTAGGATTATTTTATGGGATGGGAAAAAATAAATTACAAGCAGAACTTGGAGTGAGTAAACTTAAAGCGGAAGAATTATTTAGGGCATATCATGCTAAGGTTCCTTTCGTTAAAATGTTAATGGATGCTACCATGAGACGTGCTCAAGATTCAGGAAGAATTAGAACGCTTCTTGGAAGACTGTGCAGGTTTCATTTATGGGAGCCCAATCAGTTCGGGATTCATAAGGCATTGCCTCACGAAGACGCGCTCAGGGAACACGGACCAGGGATCAAAAGAGCCTATACTTACAAAGCTTTAAATAAATTAATACAAGGATCCGCTGCAGATATGACAAAAAAAGCAATGTTAGAATTATATAGAGCAGGAATTATACCCCATATCCAGGTCCATGATGAACTGGACATTTCCGTCAAAGATGATAAACAAGCGAAACAAATAGTGGAAATCATGGAATCTGCTGTTGGACTTGAAGTCCCTAATAAGGTAGACTACGAGTCAGGAAAAAACTGGGGAGATATAAAATAAGGAGGAAACATGGAAAAAGTAAAACAACTATGGGCATTAGCATTAGCTCATAAAAAAATATCAATAGCAGTAGCTGTTGTAGTAGTTATTTTAATTCTCGCAGCATTCTAAAAACCCACATTAACTGGAAGATTTAACAAATTCTTCCACAATTATGGAGGACAGATGCTTAAAAATTGGTGGAAAAAATTTGTCAAGTGGTTCTGGAAAGACTACTATAAGTAATTATGACGGAAAAAACCTGTAAAAAATGTGGACACTTATGTCATTGCATTGAAGCCGATCACGAAGGCTGTAAGTGCGAGAGCTGCGACTGTAAAGAACCGGAAGGTGTTGTAGTAGACAGCACACAAGACTGTGAGGCATGTGAATAAAATATTTATACTTTTAATTTTCTTGTTCGCCTTAAGCGCCTGCTCTGTAGGCAAAAAATGTACCTATACACAAGAAGGAACTAAAATTTC